CTTTTTATTTATCTCATTATATCCCATGTAGATCTTAAAGTCAAGAAGTTTTTTAGAATGGTATCTCATCATCTTTTTCCTTCGGTAAAATAAATTCATCTTTTGGTTTTTCTAATTCTTTGATCCACCACACTCGTCTATTCTTTCCTCTAATGCGGCGAACCACATTAGATTCTCCCTCTTCATCGCCATTCAATTGTCTTATCCGTGCACCAATTCTTGTGGCATCAAATCCTTTAAATCTTTTCTTCTCTAAATATTCCTCTAGCTTTGCCATTAAAAAATATGTTTTACCTTCTTCCGTAAATGATTTACCTAATCGCAGCTCATCCATGTTTGCACCATCCCCTTGATCCAAAATGAAAGATTCCAGGTGCTGATCAAATCGTCCTTCTATTCTTACATCATCAGGCATTTCAATGATCTCAACATTCTCAATTAATTCTTTTATTTTATTCATCCATTCTTGACGATTTAAAGTATTTAAAACAATATTAACTTGATCAATGCATGCAAGAATAAACTCTGATTGATTGTAGAGCTGCCGAGTATTTAAACTCACAACCTGGCCATCTACACTAATGAACCAAACAGAATTATCCGATTGATATTTTTGTAAGTTAGAAAATTTATGTTCGTAAGCAAAACCAATTCCAAACTCTCGTGTTCGGCATTCAATTGAATCACAGAATGCACACATCGGTTGATCTTTACATTTGTATTGGTAGTCTTGCTTTGTATGTTGATTAATTATTTTTTGTACTTGTTTATATTCCAGGTTGGGTTTGATATAATCATGATTAAAAGTTGATACTTTATCTTCCCATCCTTGTTCCCATTTCTTTTTTGCATAAACAGCATACTGATATAGAGTATTATCTCTTCCACCTTCTCCAATACCTTGTTGCATTAATGTTTGAAGACAAGGAGGACCATCATCTAATTCTTTTTGTGGAGCTGCAGTCAGCTTTGGTTTTATTTTATTTATTTCTTTTGCTTTAACTTTGTGCTTATCGTAGAGATCATAAAATTCTTGCAATGAAGCAGAAGAACCATCATCCAAAAAAGCATAACGATTAGAATCATCGCCACCAAAATAAGGAAGATTAAGAAAATTCCCGGTATCACCCCGACTAGCATTAATTTTAATTTGTTTAGGAAATATTTCACAGTCACCATATCCAAGCACAGCAGCTAATTGTGTTAGCTTATTACGAAGATCCTCTGCTGTTACAGGTTCTTCGGTAAATAAAAACAAATGCGCCCCTCCACTTTTGGAACGGCACACGATTAAGGGAAGTTCTAACTTCCTAATTTTGTTTACAATTTTATCATGTTCTAAAGGATAAGTATCGATATCAATACAACCCCAAGAACAACTACTATCATCTCTAATGGGGATGATACCAAGACTAGGTTCCTCACCCTTAATATGATTTTCCCATAATGTATCTGTGACCAGATCTTTTTTAATATATGCATTTCCGCCCTGCTTTCCGTTTTTTAAATCTCCAGAAATGTATTGGCCATAGGCTCTATGCAACCCGGAAAATATGTGTTTAAATTTTTCTATACCCATAAGACAGCTTTTCATTGCGAGCCATTGAGTGTATTAGTGTAAATGAATGTCAATCGAAACTACATATTAAGATTGACTTCGTTGGGTTACTAATACACCCTAATGAAGTGGCTCGTGGTCTCCATATTGAAAGGACCCAACGAAACTTCTAGAATGGCAGCTTTTCATCTGATGAAGCTTTCACCTCATCTTGATCAGGCACTAACTTATCTTTAGCCACTGCCATTTCTTCTGAAAATGCTCGAGCTTGAGTAACATGGTCTTCAACAGTAAGCATAGAATCAACTTCTACTTTCCATTTGTACCAGGTTTTATCCCCATTCTTTGTTTTTTCAGTCTTTAACGTGTATGAATGAGACCACATCGGAGGAGTAAAATATACCCCCTTTGAATTTTGAATCTTCAAATTCTTCATCTTGCTATTCCAATTTCTACTTGGAGTAAGCTGTGATGATTTCATTGATACCACTGCTTGACTTGTCTCTCCCTTCCCACCAATGATCAAGACAAAATAATTAGCTGTCTCTTCAATATAATTACCTGAATTATCATTAGTATAGTACTTGTTATCCTCGCCACGCACAGTGTTGTTCATGACTTCTTTAGATTGGTGCACGGCCACAGGACCTTTTGCCCCACTATTCAACGGCGCCCACTCAACATATGTTTTATGGTATACACAAGGAACAACTTTTACTCCTTGGTCTGATGGCCACCACTCTCCGGTTACAGAGTTAAAAACGTGACCTGCACGAAGTGCATCGTCATTTTCTAATTCTGGTGACATTGCCTGTAATAGTTTTAATCTAGGAAGCTGCAGATCATCTGCATTCATATCTTCAAATCCTGTCTGAACATTTTCAAACTGACTCATTATTGCCACAGCATTATTGCTTTGGGCTTTTTTAGCTACTGCTTTATTCATACTTCATACCTCATTAATTATTGCTTGATATTGACTTTATTAAGTCGATAAATACCAAACAAGGTTTCATCAAAATCCACACCATCTCTTAGCTTTGCATTGAGATACGATCTTAATGTACTGTTATGGATAGTTGATGTTTCATTCGGAATCAATCCCGAATCCTCTGCTAGTTGTTTGAATTTCGTAGCTACTTTATCTTCGCCTTTTTTGAAATCCACACTTACTAAATTCTTTATAATATCGCCGTCACCCTGGTCTCGGACCCAAGCAAAAGCCTTCTCTTTATTGTCATCTTTAATAGAACAATACAATTGTTCTTTCGTTGTCACTTTAGAGCCATCGGTAAGTTTTAATTCCGATAATCCTTTAGATTGTAGGAGATCAGTGATACTGTCAGCCAATAGCTGCTCCTCATCCTTTAGTTTTTTAATCATTGTTTCCGCCGTTTCAATCTTATCTTGAACAGCTTTGATCCTCTCGAGCTCTGTTCCTAATTGACCTAATGCTTCATCGTCAACTTGGTTAAAAGCTTTGGTGGATTCCTCTTCAAATAGTTTCGTTATATTACTCATATCTATTCTCCCATATTATCTTTTAATATTTACTTGCATTAAATCTTATAGTCAAGTATAAAATAAAAATAATTATGAGTGAATATAAATTTAAGACAAAACCATATGAACACCAGCTCATGGCTTTAAAGAAAGCCTGGGATAAGGAGTATTATGCTTACTTCATGGAGATGGGGACCGGGAAATCCAAGGTTCTTATTGATGAAATAGCTAGTCTTTATCTTCGTGGCAAAATTACAGCAGCATTAATTGTTGCTCCTAAAGGGGTGTATCGTAACTGGGAGAAGGGTGAATTACCTATACACATGCCTGATCAAGTGCCAATTAAAATTGCTGCTTGGAAAGCTCCAAGTGAAATGACAATCCAGGATAAGAAAAATTTAAAAGAAATACTCTATCCTAATGGAAAGCTCAGAATATTACTGATGAACATTGAGGCTTTTAGTGGAACAAAAGGTGTTAGATATGCGGCACAATTCTTAAACAAAAATGACACACTCATGGCTATCGATGAGAGCACTACGATTAAAACTCCAACGGCAGCAAGAACAAAAAATGTTTTAAAGATTGGTAAGTTAGCTAAGTACAGGCGCATCATGACAGGATCTCCTGTCACAAAGAATCCTTTGGATGTGTATTCACAACTAGAATTTTTAAGTGACCAGGTTTTGCGACAAAATTACTGGGCATTTAGATCCCGGTATGCAATTATGCGCAACGTTAACTTTGGACCACGCTCCACGCAACTGGTTGTTGGCTTTCAACGATTACCTGAACTTAATAAAATAGTAGAGCAGCATTCTTACCGGGTCCTTAAAGAGGATTGCCTAGATCTTCCTGATAAAGTCTATGAAAAAAGATTTGTGAGCCTTACTCCTGAACAAGTGAAAGCATATGAAGAGATGAGACGATTTAATATGACGGAAGTAGATGGTGAAACCATGACAAGTTTATCAAGCCTCACGGCTCTTATACGCTTACATCAAATTAGCTGTGGTCATATAACTTTTGATTCAGGAGAAACACAAGCTCTCAAAGCTAATAGAATGAATGAACTACTAAATGTATTAGATGAAGTAGAAGGCAAAGTTATCATTTGGGCGAGCTATCGCTTTGATCTAAGACATATTGAAAAAACATTAAAAGAAAAATTTGGAGAAGAGAGCACAGCTTCTTACTTCGGAGATACAAAGGATAGAGATAGACAAGAAATTGTTGATCGCTTCCAGGATAAGAATTCAAAACTAAAATACTTTGTGGGCAATCCTTCAACCGGGGGATATGGGTTAACATTAACCGCAGCTCACACCGTAATTTATTATTCGAATACCTATGACTTAGAAAAGCGAATGCAATCTGAGGATAGGGCGCACAGAATTGGTCAAGTTAATAAGGTAACATATATTGATTTGATTAGTGAGGGTACTGTAGATGAAAAAATCGTTCAAAGCTTACGCGGCAAAATCGATATAGCAAGTGCTGTTATGGGCGAGGACATTAAACAATGGTTGATTGAACCACTAACCAAAAGGAGAAAATGATGGACACATCAAAATATAAGTCGGTAGCCACGAAAATGGATACTTATCACAAGGCCAAAATAATGGCTGCAAATACCCATCGATCAATCGGATCGTACATTTCCATGGTCATCGATGATGCCTGGAAAAAACAAAAGCCTGCATTAAAAGGCAAATTAAAGGAGGTAGCATGATGAATAATAAAGTTTATTCTACTAATAATTATGAAAAGTTTAATACTTTTCTAGGTAACAGAAGTGTTGAATCGGTAAAGAGTAGGCATCATATTGAAAAATTAATGGATAGTATGAAGAAAAATTATCTTCCTCAACCTATTATCATTGATGACACGTATGCTGTACTAGATGGCCAACATCGTTTAATAGCTGCAAAAAATTTAAAGTTACCGGTTTATTTTATTAAGCTGCAATCACCTGTTAGTGTTGCTGACATTCAGCGCATTAATAATGTAACTAATAAATGGGACACAAATGATTATTTGTCTTCTAACATGTCATTAGAAAAAGAAAAATTTCCTACTAATTATTTAACTCGACCCTATCATCTTTATTATTGGTTTAGAAAGCGATATAAATTTTCACATCGTAATATTCTGGAAATGTTTTATCATAATTATGATGAAAATAAAATGAATGAGGAGTTTCGAACCGGGAATCTTTCTATCAACAGCATTGAAAAAGCAAAAAGTATTGCTGAATACATTCATTCCTTCAAACATTTAATGATTCAAGTACCTTATACTAATAGAGCTTTTGTTTCTGCTTTTTTAAGAGCAATGAAACATCATAAGTTTAATAGAAAAACCTGGATCACTAAAGTTCAAATGAATTCTAGACGATTGGTAAAATGCACCACTAAAGGTGATTACTTGGCTGTTATATGTGATGTTTATAATTGGAATAATCGCCAAGGAAAAATTAAGTTTGACCAATGAGTTTTTTCATATGGCATACACTAATAATTTTGTTTGTATTTTTTTGGGGTGTTTGTTTAGGTCTTATGATTCGAAGACAGAAAAAAAATAAAAATGTCTCGTAGACTATCCTTAGAGACAAGATTGCGACGAGATCTGGAGAAAGTGGGCAGGAGTGCGCTTCGAGACCCACGCTCCAGGGAACAAATGAAAACACGGATCCGGTGGGAAAGATTAAGAAATATTATTATGAGGAGATATGACAAATAACAGAATGATTTGTCCTAAATGCAAGGGAAATGGTTTTACCAAATCACATTGGGAAGCTGAAGAAGTAATTTTACAGTGCAAAACCTGTGAATCACAAGGAGAACTGAGCTCCACTAAGTTTTATCTTCAAACATGGACCGAGCCCCACGGAACAAAAACTTTTTACAATGGACCTCTTTTAGATCCAGAAAACTTTAAGGATTGGACTTTAGAATAAAAATTCCTTATAATGCAGCCGTAAAATCAAGGCAAGGCTGAGTAATGACTATTACCTTACCCAAGAGCCCGGTGCGAAAAATACATCGGTGTATTAAATGCAATAATGTTTCTATTTACTTCTGGGACCCCAAATATGACCGAAGTGTGACAACAGATGAATGGATGACGATCTGTGAACAGGGCAAGGATGCCCTTCGCAAGATTCTTCAGCCTATATCAGAAGATCCTAAATTCTTTTTAGATTAATTTTTCCCAACGATTCTTGATGACACCATCTGCTATTTGAGCTTCACGCACGGCTTTATATCCTGCATGCTCTGGTCTCCTGGTATTCCATAGGTTTTTTGCCGCTCTTTTCTTTGTTGTTGCAGCTACCAACCAGTTGACAGCTTTTAAGCTGGAACCTGGTTCTGATTCCAATGTATAGGTGATGATTTTCTCACCACCCATAGCCGTCCAGATTTTTTGGCATCTCGCATAGAGATACGAACAGGCATTTCTCGGAGCTGGGTCCTTGATACATACCCGCAGAACTTCTAGTGTTGTTCCATTATCCAGGGCTCTCGCTACTGGCCTCCCGCATATCGCTACACCAATGAGTTCACCATCCAACATTGCACCGATACTAAACTTATGCCCGGCTGTTTTTTTATTGTGCCGATGATGAGTTGTTACAAATTCATTTGCAGCTTTTAGCGATATAGGAATAGTTTTAAACACCACACATGCCCTCACATACATTATCAAACATATCTATTTGTTCTTTCTTTGGTTTAAATTTTACCTGGTCGAGTGGTTGCACTGACCGGTGTAAAAATAATTCATCTTTTACATTTCGTGATCCATTCCTAATTTTCTTATCGAAGTCCACTGCATCCGCAAATTCTTCGGGACGATTGTCTTTCATATCCTGCCAATGTGCATCATCATGGAAAGGACAACAGATACAAGCTGACTTCGTTGGTTTTTTATGTCCTCGTTTTTCAAACCAATCCATACATTGCCGTCTATTAATATTTAATTCTAGTAGTGGCCAACGATTGATGATGTACTTGTCTCTCGCCGGTTTCATTCTAGCCATTTCATCCGTTGAGATTCCAATCCATTGCTCCACCCATACATTTTTCTTAACATGTTTGTAGTATCCTACATCCAGGAGTGATCTAATTTTTTTTCTAATTGGTTGAATCTTGTAATCATTCGTGCATTGGCGCATCAGCATTCCTTTTTTTCCTGTCTTAGCATTCACGGTATAAAAAGGAGCAGTCGGGAATCTCGTTCCATGGTCTACGGAATTAACCATATCGTCTCGTATGTTTCCTTTCATTACTCGGTATACCGGGAAAGGTAATTGCTTCTCCAACCAATTTAGGTATTCATATACATCAGGAGGTTCATATCCTGTGTCAGCAAAAATTGCACAATCAGGCATCGGTTTAATATGTCCTTCGGCTGCCATCAAAGCCATTGTTGATGATTGAACTCCAGCCCCAAGAGATAAGACCACCAACTTTGGTGACTTATCATGTTGGGGTAGCAGTGTTCCGAAATATTTATCTTTAGTTAGATCCATCGTCTTTCCTTAATTTTACTTTAAGATAGGTCCTAAACTTATTCACTCGGTTGTAGGGAAATGTAATTCCCCCTTCATAGTCAACGCACGAAGCCATAAAGCGATACCAATCATGGCCTTTGCCTTTATAATCACGAACCCAGGATCTCGCTTTGTCCGTCTGAGGAATAAAACTTACCCATAGGTCATCATAATGAATAATATATTTATTTTCAATTTGATTCATTGTTTTATTTTTTACTTCGTTCATCCAATATCCTCCCTATTACAAAGATCATAAAACCAATTGAAACCAGGGCTAATAAAATTAGCCCTAGTAAAATGTTTGTTATCATTTTAGTTCCTCCACAACTATATTTAAAGTCTCTAATTCATTTGAATTATCAGGATCAGTAGTCATTGCTTGGTCTTCAGCGTCTTCTTTATTTTTAGCCTGAACAATCCAAGTATGTTCTACTTTTTTTACTTGTGTTACCTTAAAGGTTGGTAGTTCTTTGTGAAGTTCATTAACATCTCTAATGAAATCAGGATTAGAAGATACATCATATTCATTCCCCAACCTATCCGTTGCTATATATTTTTTACTCATGCTGCCTCCTCTTTCTTCCAGGTTCTCTTCCAAATAAAAGTATTTTCCTGTTCGCCTTTATCATTAATGGTGACATACCATTCTTTTTTGAATGTAAGTTTTGGATAGACAGCTTCTAACATCGATCTAGCAGTAGAAGATATATCTACATAACTCTTATCCTCTTCCACTTTATCATAAAGATCTCTATATTTATAGTAGTCCGAGCTCTCTGTGTAGTAGTCACCGACTATTGCTACATCATCCCCGGCCCACCGACCAATTAAAAAATGACCCTCCACATCACCACCACCACGTGTCTCATTACCTTGCGCAATCATCAAACAATAAAGGACATCGGCCATCGAGCCCTGAAATCCTATCTGTTCATAATGTTTTGCCATCATTCCTATGTCAAAACCTGAGACATATTCTTTTTTCGTCACATTAATAAGCTTATGATATTGACCCATTCTGTACCTCCTCTGGTTCTCTACCTGTTATTCCGTCATCATAATTAGGATCATTAACTGATTTCCAAACGTCCATATGTTCTGCCCCATGTTTTCGACAGAACAAAAAAAGAGACATTTCTGCAGCATCTTGTTCCATATCCATTAGCCATGATTTAATTTTACCCATATTCACCTCCGTTGTTGTGGGTTATATATATGCGATATATCTTATATAGGTATTAATGTCAAATAATCAAATAAAAAAGATCCCCACACAGAAGAATGAAAACTATGTGGGGAAGGGAGTGAATTGAAGGATATTATTACACAGAAATAAAACAAGTGTATAGTGTTTTTTGACCCCAATCTCTTTACAAAAACTCAATTACCCCCTTGTAGCAGTGTAGCAGTGTAGCAGTAGGAAAAATCACTATACATACCAATGACTTAACACCCATTTTACTGCTACGTCACTGCTACGTCACCCCTAACCAGGTGTAGCAGTAAAAAATAAAATCTTTATTTTCTGCCAATTTAAATTATAATGTCCATATGGATATTGATATTATTAGAGATAGATTGACTCCGAAACAAATTAAATTTTGTGTATTACTTGTTGAACGTGGGGATGAATTGTCTGCTAAAGAGTGTGCAATTCAGGCAGGTTACTCTGAAAAAGCTGCAATACAAAGTGCATCTAATCTAAAACAAATACCACATGTTGCAGAATACATCCGGGAATTAAGAAACCAGGAAGAGAAAAGATATGAAGTTAATCTACATAGACATTTGAAAAGACTGGACCAATTAAGTAAAGGAGCTGAAGACAAAGGTAATTGGAATGCTGCTGTTCAAGCTGAAAAATCAAGAGGGCAAGTAGCTGGATTATATATTGATCGAAAAGAAATTATGCATGGTTCAATTGACCAGCTTAGTCGTGAAGAGGTTGATAAATTACTTACTGATATGGATAAGAAATTAACAATAGAAGGGAATTTTACTGTGCATGACGAAGAAACCGGAAACGAAATTTTGGAAAAGAATAAAAAATAATGCGACAAATATACATTGGACTAGAATAGAAGCAATTACACCTGTAGGAATTCCTGATTTAAATGGATTATTTAATGATCCGAAAAAAGGTAGTGGAGAATTTTGGGTAGAATTAAAATGTACATCAACTAATACTGTTAAACTTTCGCCGGGGCAAATATCGTGGCATATGCACAGATCTAAGCTTGGAGGAAAATCATTTATCATGGCCGAGACCCTCGGACAAAGAGACATCTCTCTGTACTCTGGGGGAAGGACCTTGAACCTTGCTACTCAAGGCTTGGTTCTTGAACCTTGTGCCTTCTTTTCACATGAAATTGATTGGGCAGCTCTTGAGTCCTGGCTCATTAACTCTTGTGCCTTGCGCCTTTGAACCATGAGCCCTGAACCCTGTCTCTTGAGCCTTGCGTCCTGATTAAAACATTTGATGCATAAGTATACACCATAATTTTTTTTCATGATCAACAACTCCAGGAGATATTCCCTGGAGCAAAGATCACAGTAACTAAATTCTTTCATTAATGTGCCATATAGCTGACATTGGCTATGTTGATATTCCAACAGGCTCGGCAGCTCTTACATTCATTATCTTGCTTATTAGCTGGACAGCTGTAACCAATTGGTTTTTTATTCTTACTCACTGTTGACGTTAGCCCCACGTTAGAGTGAGGCTTTCCGTCAATCATCGTAGCTGAAACACGGATTGCCAGGTTTCCCGGGAGTGAAAAACCTTGTTTATAAAAGGCTTTCAGAATTCCCGGCTCTCTAGTAGGCAGCCAGTGTTTTATAGCTGGCGTGCGCATTGCAACAGCTACAATTTTTTTCAGGTGCTCCAGGCTTTGTAGATCTCCTGAATCATGCCATCTGAAATAAGGAATTTTTTTTCCGTAATGATTTACTAACAGGACCATATCATCTACCCAGCTTGGATCTTGAATTGCTTCAAGCCTATTAGCGTGAGCTTGCTTGACCCCTTTAAAAGTATACCGGCCCTTTAATGCATAACACATTGAGCAAGTACTATTTTTAATTAATCTCAGCTTGGATCCAGTTATACATTTAAAAGCACTGAGGCCATAACCATATCCAGGCATTTTTGAGGGGTTACTTAAACCCCCTACATTTTTTTTTGCTTCTTTTAATGTTTTCATGTTCTTACCCTGATTCTTACATCTCTATTAAGATGTTTTTTTAAAATATCCTGGCTAATGAACCGATCAATTCTTGATACACATACCTCAATATAAAGTTTAGGAGCTTCTGAAAATTGACCCTTATTTATATGGCCTTCGTTCAGCTCCTCTTCGTCTATCCATTTTATAAATTTTAATGTTTTCATATTCACCCCTTTATAATGAGAGCTAAAAACTCGGTGCTGGCGCTCGGATTCCATAAGTACTGCTTACCAGCCCTACAATTCGGCTTCTTCAGTCGGACATGTAGCTAACGTTATTTTTAACTCTCT